TTTGTTAAACTTTACTAATTTTGTTAACTTTGCTGTCCCTGTTATTGTTTCACGTGGAACAACCTGTTATTAATGTTTCACGTGAAACGAAGTGTTAACAGATATTAATTTTTATTCTTTAAGATTTCTTAACAGAAAAATTTGGTGATTATTAGAAAAAAGCTGTATCTTTGCACCGTGTTTAAGAAACATATAAGTTTAACATTTTAAATTAGGTAATTATGAACGAAAATTTTAATGAGACAGTTTTCAACTGTATTACAAGTGTAAACGCTTTGATGACTAGTAACGAGGTAGCCAAAGACGATAAGGCGGTTATTAAGTTGAACCGCTTTAAGAAATGGCTCAATGAGTTTGCAGCTGCAAACGGTATGAACGAAGTTAAGTAAGTTCACACCACAGGTAACACAAAGTTTAACGTTAAATAATTTATAAAGTTATGCCAAAAGGTTTTAGTTTTGCTAGTACTTTTAATAAGACTAGCTTTGGAATCGATACAACAGATTTTCCATTTGTTAAGTTGACCGACATCTACCACAGTGACAAAGACGGTGGTGACGATGTAGTACACCCTATTAACGGTATGTACGTTCACAAATCACAGTTGGGGGATTCACCTGTAATTATTGACGCAGAAAACAAACGTTTGGTTAATTTGCCGCAGTTCACAGGTGACACGGTGCGAGAGATCCTCGCAAATAATGACGCAGTAGAGGCAATTAAAGCCAATAAGGTTGGTTACACTATCTACGAATATGAATCACACGCTAAAAAGTGCTACGGTATCACATTCGTTGATAAGTAGAAGTTGTTAGTGTAAAGGTTGGTTTCACAGGGGCGGGCGAATTAAATTTTGTTCGTCCCTGTCTTTGTTTAATTTAAATCTTTCTTAAAATGGCTAAACAGAATCCTATCGGGTTTACAAACAAAACGTTTGCACTTACTAGCAAAGTGCAATTAGATAAGCAAATATTAACTGCTGTAGAATCACGTGGCTATTTGCGCAAAGAGATAGCACGTGTATTTCAACAGGCTAACAGACGCATACAGAACGTAGAGAAAACGGGTATAGTTTCGCCTGCTGTTGTTGCCCTTAACAAAGGCAATATAACAGGTTTCACTAAATTCTCTATGCGTCACAGTTGGGAAGATTTAAAGATTGAGTACTCAAAAGCGGTTTCGTTCTTACGTCAGCCAACATCAAGTGCAACAGGTACGAAAGAATACGCAGAACACCTTAAAAAAGCCTACGATTTGGACGATAAAAGTTTTACCCTTATGCAAAATAAGTTAATGGGTAAAATTGCGAGTATTTCAGATGAGCGTTTTTTGGAACAGTACTTAATGCAATATAAAGACTTTACAGGCGAACTAGAACAGGAATCAAAGGACGTTTCAGACCAAATCGAAGATGATGCTGTAAAGATTGAAAATGCCTTAGATGATGCCTTAGAGCAAATCGGCAATGACCCATACGCAGAAGCATTTATAAATGATGCAGATTCCTATAACACAGATGAACCGTTAAAGCGTATATTAGACGAATTTAAAAAATTTGGTTTATAATGAAAAAGATTCCTTTTGCACTACATACGGAAACTTTCACCCCGAAAGATATACAAAAAGTTTTGGATTTGGCGGTGAACGATAAGAATTTTACAGGAAACAATAAGGGCGAAAAGTTCTTAAACGTTCCTGTATCTTTCGATATAGAAACTACATCTTTTTATCGTGACGTGGACGGTGAAACATATACCTATGACCGTTATATAAAGTTAGGTGGTAAGCAGACCAAAATGGAAAAATGTTCTTTAATGTACGTTTGGCAATTTGGAATAAACGGTTATTGTATTATCGGGCGCACGTGGGACGAATTTATAACTATGCTAGAAACAATTTCAGACGTTTTAAACCTGTCTGAAAAGAAACGCATTATTATATACGTTCACAATTTGGCTTATGAGTTCCAATTTTTCAGAGAGTTATTTCAGTGGGCAAAGGTTTTTTCAATAGACCTTAGAAAACCTATTTACGGAATCACAGAAAACGGTATAGAGTTCAGATGTAGTTATTTGCTGTCGGGTTATTCACTTGCAAAGCTAGGTGAACAATTACACAAATATAAATGTGAAAAGTTAGTCGGTGATTTAGATTACACCCTGTTACGTCACAGCAGAACACCGTTAACACAAAAAGAAATGGGTTATTGTTTGAACGATATTAAAGTAGTTATGTGCTATATACAGGAATTAATCGAACAATACAAAAACATTACCCATTTGCCGATAACAAAGACAGGATTTGTACGAAAATATTGCCGTTCTGTGTGTTTCAAGACAACAGACCCCGAAACAGGTAAAACCGTACAGAATTTTAAGTATTTGGATAAAATCCATAACTTAAATATAACAGGTATGGAAGAATTTGAAATGCTACAAAGGGCTTTTTCGGGCGGTTTTACGCACGCAAATGCAAAATATACAGATGAGGTGATAGAAAACGTAGATAGTTACGATTTTACTAGTAGTTACCCCTATGTGATGGTAAGCGAAAAATTTCCTATGAGTACAGGGGTTTTCGTTCCTGTTAAGTCTATGAAACAATTTGAGTTTATGACATCAAAATATTGTTGTGTGTTTGACGTGGAATTTACCAACATCTTTGCAAAGTCGGATAATGAAAACCCGATATCTGTTAGTAAGTGTTTCGTAAAAGAAAACGTTTCAGAAAATAACGGTCGTTTGGTTTGTGCTAGTAAAATATGTATGACTATTACGGAAATAGATTACAAAGTGTTTTCACAGTTCTATATGTGGGAATATGTAAGAATCGGCAAAATGATTTGTTACCGAAAAGAATATTTGCCCACAGAGTTTATAAAATCTATTTTGCACCTGTATGAAATGAAAACGAAATTAAAAGGTGTAAAGGGCAAAGAGGTAGAGTATTTAAATAGCAAAGAAATGCTGAATAGCTGTTACGGTATGAGTGTAACAAATCCTTTGCGTGATGAAATCGTGTGTGATGGTGAAACGTGGGACGTTGAACACTTGACAGACGAAAAACGCTTAGAGGTGCTGAATAAATACAATGACAGCAAAAACCGTTTTCTTTTCTATCCGTGGGGAATCTATGTAACAGCCTATGCACGTAGGAATCTGTTTACAGGTATAGCAGAATGCGGTGACGATTACATCTATAGCGACACAGACAGCGTAAAAATAAAAAATGGTGAAAACCATAAAGAGTATTTCAAAGCCTATAACGATTTGGCACAGCAAAAATTGCGTGCTGCCTGTAAGTTCCACAAAATACCATTTGAAAAAGTTGAGCCTGTCACGATTAAGGGAATCGCAAAGCCTTTGGGTGTTTGGGACTATGAGGGACAATACAGACGGTTTAAAACTTTGGGTGCAAAACGCTATATGGTACAGGAAAAAGGAGCGTTAACGGTAAACGGTAAAGATTACGATTACAGTTTGACGGTATCGGGTGTTAACAAAAAATCTGCTATCCCCTATATGCTGGAAACATTCGGGGAAAACGGAATCTTTGACGCATTCACAAACTATCTGGACATACCACCATCTGCAACAGGTAAGAATATACACACCTATGTAGATTACGAACAAAGTGGAACTATTACCGATTATTTGGGGACGGTTTCAACTTATGACACAAAGACAGGTGTACACCTAGAACCTACAGGGTACACTTTGAGTTTGTCAGTACTTTATATAAATTATTTAATGGGAATCAGATTAAAGAAAGAATAATATGAAACAGAAGAAAGAAAAGGTGGAAACACCGAAATTTTATTCTTTGTCTAGAATCTTAGCAAAGAATGCCGACTATAACGTAATCTTTGGTGAACGTTCAAACGGCAAAACTTATGCTACCTTATTGTACGGTATCAAAGAATATTTGCGCACAGGAAAACAAATGGCTTATATTCGTAGATGGCGCGAAGATTTAAGGGGCAAACGTGCCGAAAGTTTGTTTGCAAACCACGTTTCAAACGGTGTTATCGAAGAACTCACAAACGGCAAATTTAATGAGGTGTTTTATGTTTCGGGCAAATGGTTTCTTTCAAGCTATGACCCCGAAAACAAAAAACGTGTACCCGATAACGTGCCGTTCTGTTTCGGTTTCTGTCTATCAGAACAGGAACACGAAAAAAGTAGTAGTTACCCGAATATAACTACTATAGTTTTCGATGAGTTTTTGACAAGACGTTATTATTTACCCGATGAATTTATGCTGTATATGAACCTGTTAAGTACTATTATCAGACAGCGTAACGACGTTAAGGTTTTTATGTTGGGAAACACCGTGAATCAGTTTTGCCCATATTTTACAGAAATGGGACTGAAACAGGTGCGAGTGATGGAACAAGGCACAATAGATATTTATAAATTCGGCGAACACGGTGCAACCGTGGCTGTAGAGTATTGTAGTACTATTGTTAAGCAAAAAGAGAGTAACAAATATTTCTGTTTCGATAATCAAAATTTGCAGATGATTACGGGCGGCAAATGGGAACTCGCAGTGTATCCCCATCTACCTGTGAAATATACCCCGAAAGATGTGCTTTTCGTTTTCTACATACAGTTTAACGAAATGACGTTACAGGGTAATATTATACATGTGGAATCATCAGACGGTGTTAATAACTTTATGTATATCCACAATAAGACAACACCGATTAAGGACACAGACAATAGTTTGATTTATTCTTTGCAGATGAACGGAAAACCAAACTACAGACGTAAGTTGTTATCTACAGCTAGTTATGTAGAATCTCAGATAACGAAGTATTTCGCAACCGATAAGGTATTTTATCAGAATAACGAAATCGGTGAAATTGTGCGTAACTACTTAATGGCTAGTAGTAGAAGCAACATTATTGCTTAAAATATGTTAAGACAGGGAAAAAAGTGTTTCACGTGAAACATTTTCCCTGTTTTATTTGGTGGTTTCAGATATTTTGTTTATCTTTGCGCCATTAAATAACAAAGTTAAAATTTGCTATATGGAAGTAAACGAAATAGTATCGTTAATTAGTAATGTTGGTTTTCCTGTAGCTGTCTGTATCGCCCTTTTCTCTTATATGGAAAAGCAAAACGAACGACATCAGAACGAAACCGACAAGTTAAATGAAACAGTACAAAGTAACACGAAAGTGTTAACAGAACTTTGTACGTTAATTAAAACACTTTTAAAGTAATGAAAAAAGAGAATCTTTATAACTTGTATCAAACACAGGTAAAAGACAAAGATAAAGCCTTAGATACATTCTTTCAGCGTGTTCTTTGTATGACCTCAAAGATGTTTGATTACACAGGTTTACCCGATTCGATTCCACAGGTAGAACTTGAAAAGATTCTGCAAACTAGTGGAAACGTAGGAATCGCAAAAGTTAACGGTGAACTGTATGCACTACAGGGTTTACGTGGTGGTGAATGTGATGCGTATTACAGGGGAAAAGATTTTATCGTTGCAAATCCGTGGTTAAAGTTGGATAAAACCTACAGAATCGATTCCGATATAGTAGTTATCAATAACACACCGTATGCGGATTCGATTCTCCCTGTTATCGGGAAATATGGTGTACTTTACACAGACGCAGTTATAACTTTAAATATGACTAGCGTTTTAACTAGAATCACTATGCTTATATCCGCTAGTGATGACAAGACGAAACAGAGTGCAGAATCTTTTTTGAAAAAGATTTTAGATGGTGATTTCTCAGTTATCGGTGAAAATGCCTTTTTCAAAGGTGTTAATATGCAAACCCCACCGACACAGAGCAACCAACAGATAACACAGCTTATAGAACTGTTGCAGTACTACAGAGCTAGCATGTTTAACGATTTGGGTTTGAACGCAAATTACAATATGAAACGTGAGCGTTTAAATACGCAAGAGGTTTCTATGAATATCGATGCGTTAATGCCTTATGTTGATTCAATGTTAACAGAACGTGTTGAGGGTGTTAAGCGAGTTAACGAAATGTTCGGTACGGAAATATCAGTAACACTCGGGTCTAGTTGGAAGATTGAGCACGAAAATTATTTATCGTTACTCAAAGCCACAGAAGAGGGACACGAACACACCGAAACGGAAGATGTTGACCATGTAACCGAAACCGAAAATAAGGAAACAGAGGAAACGAAAGAAACGCAAGAAACAGAAGAAACAGAAACAGAAACAGAAGAAACAGAAGAAACAGAAGAAACGGAAACGGAAACAGAAGAAACAGAAGAAACAGAAGAGGAAAACAAAGATGAAAATTAAAGAATTTTTCACGGTGGATAACGGATTGTTTGAAACCATTTTTGAGCCTAATTTTCCTGTTTTGTACAAATCAATTTTCGGGGAAGATGCACCAAACTTAATCGATATTGATTTGCGTTTCAAATATGGAAATAGGGAACTAGTTGACGCTATCACAAATGAAACTGCAACCGATATTATTAAAGGTATCATTACAGTTAAGTTTGATGAATGGCAAAAACAGATTCAAGTGTTTAATAACGAATACGATGTGTTAAATCCTGTGACATCAAAGGAAACAGTTAACGAAAGTAACACCGTTGACGAAACAGGAAATAATAACACTATCGATTCAAGTGTAACGTTTAATAATGGAGATTTCGGCAATGACACGAAACAACAAAGAGATTCCACAGGGAACAGACAAGAAACCCGCACGAAGACAAGTAGTAAGAGCGGCATTCCGTCTAGCGTTCCTGTTAGTGAAATTATTCAAAAAGAAATAGATCTCAGAAAAACCAACTTTAAAACACAGGTGGTAACAGAGATTGCAAAAGAAATTAGTTTAAATATTTATTAATTCTTAAATTTTATATAAAATGGAAGTAAAACAAATTTATACGCTTATTAACAGCGTTTCAAGTGAGGTTTTAGGCAAAACCGATTTGGTACAAGAAGACCTTACAGGTGTGGTTGATTTGGGCAATGAAATTTTTAATCAAAATGCCGTTGACAATTACGTAAAATCACTTGTAAACCATATTGGTAAGGTGGTTTTCGTTAACAGACCTTATTCGGGTAAAGTTCCGTCTGTCTTGATGGATGCTTGGGAATTCGGTAGCGTTTTGGAAAAGATTTCCGCAGACGTTCCACAGGCTGAAGAAAACGATACGTGGAATCTTACAGACGGTAAAGAGTACAAACAGGACGTTTTCCACAAACCGACAGTTTCTGCTAAGTTCTTTAATTCAAAGGTAACTTTCGAAGTTCCTGTATCTATCACAGAACGACAGGTAAAGGAATCCTTCAGCAGTGCAGCACAGTTGAACGGTTTTCTGTCTATGATTTATAACGCTGTTGAGAAATCAATGACGATTAAGACAGATGCTCTTGTGATGCGTACTATTAACAATATGATTGCAGAAACTCTGGACGCAGACAAAGCCGCATTCGGGTTTGTTGCATCTACTCACGAAACAGTAGATTACAGTTCTGCTAGTACTGTTAGATGTGTAAACCTGTTGAAACTGTATAACGATAAGACAGGAACACAGTTGACAGCAGACGCAGCAATTACCACACCCGATTTTATCCGTTTTGCAGCATATACAATGGGATTGTACTCAGACCGTTTGCAGACCATTTCAACCCTGTTTAACGTAGGTGGTAAGGAACGTTTCACACCAAAGGACGTTTTGCACACAGTTCTTTTGTCAGATTTCGCCGCCGCTGCAAAGACATACCTGTATGCCGATACGTTCCACGATGAGAACGTTTTGTTACCAAAGGCTGAAACCGTGGCAAGTTGGCAAGCTACAGGTAAAGACTACGCATTTGCACACGTTTCAAAGATTGATGTGAAATCTGCTAGCGGTGCAACCGTTTCTGTAAGTGGTGTACTCGGTGTTATGTTTGACCGTGACGCACTCGGTGTTACTAACTTAGATAAGCGAGTAACTACAAACTATAACGCTAAGGCTGAATTTTTCAATAACTACTACAAGTTTGATGCGGGTTATTTCAACGACACAAATGAGAATTTTGTAGTGTTCTTTATTGCCTAATTTGGATTGTTTAACTGTTGAGGGTGTTTTCCTGTAGTTGATAGCACAGGGAACACCCTTTTAAACTTTAAAGGTATGGTTAAAATTAAAACTTTTAATTATGACGGTAAACCAAACGAAGTAAACAAAACACTACAGGAAAACAGCGAGTACAAAGGATTGTTAAATGCTAGTTTCAACGTGTTAACACCTGTAGTAAGATTTAGAACTCGCACACCTGTAACGTTTAATTACGTTTATATCGAAAGTTTAAACCGTTATTATTTCGTTAAAGAGATTTCGCAAGATGGCGACTTATGCACAGTACGTTTAAAGGTTGATGTACTTTTAACCTACAAAGATAAAATACTCGCTAGCAGTGGAACGTTAACACAGGGTGAAAACGTTAACAAATATCTTTCAAACCGTGCAAACGTGGTGGACGTAAGACCAAACGTAAGAAAGTTAGATTTCCCGAATAAGGAACTATTAAATGAAACAGGTAGTATTGTAATGATAACTATAAAAGGTAATAAGTAATGGCAAGTTATAAAATAAATTATCACTTAACAAATTGTACTACTACAGCAACGAGTAGTACAAATTACGACACAGACGGTAATATTATTCACTTTTGCGGAAAAGCAGAGGACGGTTGTTATTTTTTGCCCGATGACGGTGATCATAATTACATTTCACGTTTAAGCGGTGGAAGTACAAAGGTAACAAAGTTTAACCTGTCACGTGTTTCTGAATATGATAACGCAAAAGTTATTAGCGGAAGTATAGATGGTATTTCCTCAGATGGTAAATACTTTTCTAAGCGTTTAACGTTTGGAACAGCGAACAGCGGCGAAATGGAATGTTATTTAAATGCACGTGGTGGCACGCCTACAGTTAAAACATTAACGATTAAAAATAACGTTTCGGGTACAAATGCCGTTTCGGTGCAAAACGATGAAAATTTCGATATTACGTTGACAGGTGACACAGAGGGAAGTTTTACGGTTGTACCTGTAGTTACTTATAAGAATAAGTACAATGAAGCATCACACGGAACAATGAACGTTAACGGTAACGTAGCGACATTTAGTGTACCTGTGAAGACGAATGAAGAGGTAACAATTAACGGAACGTTCACCCCAAAGCCGAAAGAGTTGACAATAACAAACCACGTTTCGGGAACAACTGCAACCTATGTGCAAAACGGTGAAAATTTCGATATTACGTTGACAGGTAACACAGATGGTAGTTACCCTGTTGTGCCTGTAGTTTCTTACAGAAACGAAAGTGGAACGGAAACAACAGGAAATATGAACGTTAACGGTAAAATAGCAGCATTTAGCGTTCCTGTTGCCACAAACAACACGGTAACGATTACAGGCACGTTTACACCCGAAACACCACAAAAAGACGTTCCTGTTACGTATGCGTTAACAAATTGCACCGTTTCACCACAGCCACAGACAGTTAAAACAGGTAGCACGTTAAATTTGACTGTCACACCGCTTACAAATTACAATTTAGATTCTTGCAATCTTATTTGGAATGACGGCACGAAAGATGTTACGGTAAGTGTTACAGGTGGTGTAATTTCGTTCCCTGTGCCCGATTCCTGTGTGTCTATCAGCATTAAAGCGGTGGCTAGTATAATAACACCTGTTGGTAAAAATTACGGTGCTATAAACGTTTATTGCGTGACGCTTGACAATTTGGACGCATTTTCTAAACAGCGTTTCTTTGAGATAAAAGATGATACACAGGGAATCTACGAAGAGGTAAACCTAGGAATCTTTGTAAATCGTATCAGACGCATTTTTACAAACGTTCCTGTATCGGGTACGGATTCTTTGCGCTGTGGTAACTACAACACAGGTATAACGGTACGAACACCCGAAAAGGACGTTATTATGCTAGACTTTGGCGATGTGTCGTTAACAGGTTTGAACGGTGATTCGGAAGACTATAACGCACAAATTTCGGTATTTATTCCGTGTCGTGGCTTTGTTGCTGTAGATAGTAAGTATATCGGTAAAACGGTAAACCTATCTTTCAAAGTGAACGTTATAACAGGCGATGCGGTTGCGTTTTTGTCCTGTGACGGTGTTGTATTTCAGTTAGAAAGTTTTTCTTTGTCACGTGATGTTATTTACAAGACAGGTACGACAGAGTTAAATATTGTAGGTGGTACGCAGTGGGACGAACAAATTTTGTACGGTTTAGAACCTTATGTTATTATCACGCAGAACACTACAATAAATAAGCCTGTGAACAATACACAGGAATCAGTAACAATCGGGGACGTAACAGGCTATGCACAGTTTGAAAACGTAGATTTGAACACGGTTAATTTGTTGGTAGATGAGTATAACACCATTATTTCAGAACTTGAAAACGGTGTTTATCTATAAAGAAAAGGGACGGTAATAAATGCCGCCCCTTTTTCTTATTTGCTGTAAAATTCATTCATTAAACCTTTCTTACAAAGGAAATCAAAACATCTGTTTTTGATACTCATTTCTGTATCTAAACAGTTAGAAAGATATTCAACTACTTTCTGCTGTGCCTGTAGCGTATCGATTACAGAAGTAAGCAATAAACCGTTATTACCTGTAGTGTTTTCGGCTGCAAACTTTAAATTATCAATGGAAACTGAAATAGAATCCTGTAAAACCTTAAAACCTTTCTGCATAACTTATTTCTTTTCTAAGTTCATAATAATCTGTTGACGTGGTTTGCCGTTTCGTGGTGCTACCGAAACGTGATACCAAAAACTTTTAGAGCCTTTGCGGTGCTCTTTAATAAGTTGGTCAAAACCCCCTGTTTCTCTGAGAACCTTTTCCAAAGATTCCATATCGGCACAAATCAAATCAGCAGCTAAACCCTTTTGGTGTTGACTGTTAGAAACACCCCCTACAGCCTTATTTAACACAGGACATCTAAAACCGCTAGAAATCAGAATCGGTTTGCCTACCTTTTCACGGATATTATCCAAATAATCGGCTAACTTATTCAAGTTATCTACTACCTCAAAAGATGGGGTGTTATCAATGTTCAAACGTTTTGCAGTTGCTGAATTTAAGAACTCAGACAAACTAAAATACTTAATCTTTTTCATATTTCTTTTCTGTTGGTGAAATTACAAACCATTTACGACTATCTTTATGCGTCGGGAATCTACCTTTAACAGTTATAGAACAATCCCTCGAAAGATAGTCTATTTTGTTGTTAAAAAACTCGCTTACTTTGTCAGAACGTACCATATAAACGGTAACGTTATTAACCTGTTTCAAAGTGATTTTAAAATAACTATGTTCCATATTATATGCGTTTATGCCTGTAGGTGTTACCCCACAGGCTGTTAATATTAACCGATTCTTTCGCTTACCTGTGTTAACGTAAGAACAGTGCAAACACCGTCACCCAATTTATTGCAAACCTGAGTAACACAGTAACCCATTTCTAACGAAATTTTATACTTTGCCATATTCTTATTATTTAACTGTTTAACTTTAATTTTCTGCTGCAAAGTTACATCTTTTCCACGAAACCACCAATTTATTTTTGTTAATAGTTCTTAAATTGAAAATTTTAATCTTTTTTACAAAACGTTTCACGTGAAACATTAATAACAGGTTGTTCCACGTGAAACAATAACAGGGACAGCAAAGTTAACAAAATTAGTAAAGTTTAACAAA